AGCAGACCTTGGAAGAGCAAAATTAGTTCAAACTAAGGAACTTGCGGAGGATAAAATGGAACAAAACGAAGATTTAGCTAAATTAAGAGCTGGAGTTAGCCTTGCAAAGTCTGCAAATCAAGGTATAACTGCAATTAAGGTTGAAGATTAATGCCACTAAACGAAAAAGGTCGTAAAATTATGAAGTCTATGAAGAAACAATACGGCAAAAAGCGTGGCGAAACAGTTTTTTACGCTTCTAAGAATAAAGGAACAATAAAAGGCGTAGAAAAAAAGAAAACAAGGAGTAAAAATGCAAAAACTAGATAAAATTAAGCCGGTTACAGTTGGCGAGCAGCAAGTTGAAGTAGATCCTAGATCTAAAACAACAGCTGACAAAGCTTTTAACTACATTGGCACTGGAAAACCAGAACTTGACGTACAAGGTCAAGGTGCTGTTAGACCAGACAAGAAAAGAAAATCAAAGGCGTACTAATGGCTTGGTTCAGTTTAGCAAAAATTGCTTTGCAGGCTGGTAGTAAGATATACGCTAATCGTCAGAAGACGAAAATGGCTATGTCAGACGCCCAACTCATGCATGCAGAGCG